AAAAAAAAAAAAAAAAAAAAAAAAAAAAAACAAGAAAAAAAAAAAAAACATGAAAAAGAAGAAAAAAAGAAACATGAAGAAGAAAAAAAAAAGAAACTTGAAGAAGAAAAAAAAGAATTAAAAAAGAAAAAACAAAGTATTCCAAAAAATGTAAGAATTATTGTGTGGAATCATTATATTGGTGAAGACATAATAAAACATAAGTGTTTATGCTGTAAAAAGGTAACTATTTCAAATACAAATTTTGAAGTGGGACATGTATTAAGTGAAAATAACGGTGGCACACATGAAATTAATAATCTGAGACCCATTTGTTTTGCATGTAATCATTCTATGGGATGTGAAAATATGGTAGATTTTGTCGTTAAATTCGGATTATATATCGGTTAAATATTTTAATGTATTGTTTTATTTGTTTACTAATTATTCTTCAATAGTAATAGTCTTTTACACTCTTGAAGATGTAAATAATTTTTTCTTTTTAATTTTTATTCTTTATTCTATTAGTTGAATAATATAAATATAAAATTGAAATACTTTTTGTCTATTTAATTTATGTTATATTAATATTATTAAAAATGCTTAAAGAAACTATCGATGATTTTAACTATTCTCTCTACATTAGAAAAATGAACTTAAAATATATTCCGTCTCAATTGGGAAAAAGAAAACTTGAAGACGCATTTGGAGAAGGCAATCATGATGAAGAACGTTACGGACAGCAAATTACTGAGGATTTCTTTAAAAATAACTATGGTCATAGTGTAGTTAATAAAAAATAAATAAAAAATTGATTGTAAAATAATTAATAGTTATTTTTTTACAATTAAAAATATTAGTGGATTTTAATAATATGTCTTGTAATATTTGCTGTGATTCCTATAATAAGAGCACAAGAACCAAAGTTATATGTTCATATTGTGATTTTGATGTTTGTAGAACTTGCTGTGAAACTTATATTTTATCAGAAAATATTCCAAAGTGTATGAAACCTGAATGTGGAAAAGAATGGTCTAGAAAATTTATTAGAGAGAATTTTACTAATGTATTTATTAATACTAAATATAAAGAACATATAGAAAAAATATTGTTTGATCAAGAAAAAGCGTTATTACCCGCTACACAACCTTTTGTTGAAGAAAAACTTAGAAAAGAAAAAATTAGAAAAGAAATTGGCGAACTTGATGCATTAATATGTAATTTAATTAGACAAAAAAGACAACTTGAATTAAATTATCATAACCCATCTAGCGTTAAAACTGAAAATAGACATTTCGTACGACAATGCCCTGCTCATGGTTGCCGCGGATTTTTAAGTACACAATGGAAATGTGGAATTTGTGAACAATGGACTTGTCCAGAATGTCATGAATTAAAGGGACTTGTTCGAGATTGTCAACATAAATGTGACCCTAATTCTGTTAAAACTGCTAAATTATTGGCCAAGGATTCGAAACCTTGCCCTAAGTGTCAAAGTATGATATTTAAAATAGAAGGTTGTGATCAGATGTGGTGTACTCAATGTCATACGGCGTTTAGTTGGAAAACTGGTGCTCTTGAAAAAAATATCCATAATCCCCATTATTATGAGTGGCAGCGTAAAAATGGCGGCGTACTTCGCGCTCAAGGTGATATTGAATGCGGTAGAGAATTAAATCAAGTTCTCATTGCTAGATTTCATCAAATGATTATAGATAATAAACATACTAATCTTTATACTGAACAAATAGTTAATTACACTAGTAATAGATTTGGATATCCTCCAACTAATACTAGGAGAAATGAATATGGATTTCATGATTTAATTTGTAAAATAGAGGGGATTATTAGAAATAACATCCATAATATTCAGATAGAATTACCCGATTTTCAAACTGATTATGTAATTAAAAATCAAGACTTGAGAATAAAATTCTTATGTAATGAAATTAATGAAGATGTATTCAAATGTATGATTCAAAGAAATGACAAAAGAAATAAAAAAAATCAAGAAATTGCTCAAGTTATTCAGTTATCCAATACAGCTATTACTGATATAATATATAGATTAATGGAACATCTTAATAGTTGTTCTCCAAATGATTATAATCTAGATACATTTATGACAGAAATTGATGAAATTATTAAATATTGTAATGATCTTTTAAAAGATATTACATTTACATATAATACTACTCAATACGCATTTTCTGAAACTTTTAAATTTATTCGTGTTGAAAAAGAGAAAAGAATTATAAAAAAGAAAATTATTGATGATTCAGATGAAGAAGAATCATAATATATATAATTGTTAAAATAAATTGTTAAATAAATTGTTAAATAAATTGTTAAAATAAATTGTTAAAATAAATTGTTAAAATAAATTGTTAAAATAAATTGTTAAAATAAATTATTAAAATAAATTATTAAATCAATATAAATAATTACTTATAATTTATTTATTATGATTACAAATTTATTATGTCCCACTAATATAGACAATTATTATCATTTCAGATTTTTTTTATACTTATTATTTTTGCTTACTTTTTTGACTATTGGGATTTATTTGGGAATAGGTTATTGTGTATATTATATACTTAAATAATAAAGTATAATTATATATATGAGCAATACATATAATCAAATTAATGTTGAAACTAGAAACAGTATTGAATTAACCAACAGTCCTATTCATCGGAATAATAGTGGCGGAACATCCGTCATAAATGAAGAAATTAAAACTGATATTGAAGACTTGACACTAACTTCTATTTCAAAAAAAAATAAATTAATTAATCACGAAAATAATGTTGAATTTAAAAATAAACTTATATCCATATTTTTTCACGTATTTCTAATGTCTAGTTTTGAAATACTTTTTTACTTCTTCTTTGTCATTAAAATTGAGCGACAATTATTTTTGGACAAAATATTAACTTATAATCGTGAAATTACTCATACATTAACAGCTAATGTTTCGCAACAACAATCTATTCTTATTTCAAATGTTATTCATTCGACATTTAATGAACAAATTATTCATGATTTATATAAAAATTATAAAAAGGATTTACATTCTCAACACACTATTTTTCAAAAACTTTTACATAGATCTCTCTTTATTACATCTATGATTGGGGTTATGTTTTCTGTTGTTTTGTTTTATGGACGAAGAGAAGTTAAAATTAAGTGGGTCGTATTTGAAAATTTTATGTTATTTTTATTATTAGGAATTTATGAATATACATTTTTTAATCTTATTATTTTGAACTATACTCCCATTACTGACGGAGAAATTCAATATATATTTGTTTGTAATTTATTAAATAATTATAATTATACTTGTCATTATTAAACATAAAATTGATTTAAATATTTTTGTTTTATCTATATAAATAAAACAAAATGACTGAATATATTTGTGAAAAGTGCAATAAATCTTACAAATCCAAATCTGCTCTAACAAGGCATCTTAACCAGAAAAATCCCTGTGTTAACGTCAATATTACTATTATCGATAGTGATACTGAAGATGAGAGCAACAATGATTCTGATAATGATTCTGATAATTTCATTGTTCAAGATATTTACAAAGTTGAAGAATGCGGCGATGAACCACTTAAAATTAATGATTTATCTAAACTTAAATACATTGATTTATTTTGCGGTGTTGGCGGATTTCATCAAGCGCTAAATAAATTGGGCGCTCAGTGTATATTGGCGTGTGATATCGATAAAGATTGCCGTGTCGTTTATAAAGATAATTATGGCATTGAACCTGTAAGTAATGTTAAAGATATTGACGAAAAATTGATGCCCGATTTTGATATTTTATGTGCCGGTTTTCCTTGTTTTGTCGCTGGAACTTTGGTTTCTACCAATAATGGATACAAAAAAATTGAAGATATAACATTAGATGATAAATTGTTAACACATACAGGAAAAATACAAAATATTTTAAATTTACAGACCAAAAAGTATCAAGGTAAATTATATAATTTAAATATTAAACATCATCCTGAACCTATTATGTGTACAGAAGAACATCCGTTTTATGTTAGAAATATTTATCATAGTAATTTACCTCAATGGAAAAAAGCGTGTGATTTAACTCATGATGACTATTGTGGCATGGTTATAAATAATAAAAATATTATTCCTTATTTTGATAAAATTAGTAATTTAAATTTAAATGACGCTGTTAATTGGTTCAAAATTGGTAATTATATTCGTAATGGATTATCATCTGAGATAGATAATAATTTTATCATTTCATGTAGTAAAATTTTAGAAATGTTTATATTTAATGGAAATACAATTGTCCCAGAATTTGTACATGATTTACCCAAAGAATTAATAAGACAATTTATTTATGGATATTTTAATAATTCTACACATAATGGTATGTCTCTAGAATTAGCGTATAGTTTTCAAAGATTATATTTAAAATTAGGAGTTTTATTTAATATTCAGAGAGATTTAAATAGTTTAGGTTATTTACTAATTGAATGCCCTGATAACGAATATTCTGTTTTAATTAAAGAAGATAACTATGTTTGGTTTAAGATAAATGATATAATGATTCACCATACAGAAAATCAATTGGTGTATAATTTTGAAGTTGAAAATGATAACAGTTATGTTGTTCAAAATGTAATTGTCCACAATTGTCAGGCGTTCAGTAATGGAGGCAAGAAAAAATGCTTTGATGATGAACGCGGTTTACTATTCGATGAAATAATAAGGATCGCTAAAGAAAAGAAACCTAAATTCATGTTTTTAGAAAATGTAAAACATATTCTTAAGGTTAGTAAGGGCGAAGTAATTGCGTACATTAAAGATAAAATAGCGAAGTCCGGATATAAGTTACAATTATTTCAAATATCTCCTCATAATTATGGAATACCTCAACAGAGAGAAAGAGTTTACTTTGTTTGCGTAAGAAACGATATTTATAACGGAAAAGAGATTAAGTTACCCACTTTTATAGGAAATTATGATTTTAAAAAATTCTTAGATAATAAAGATACTATTGATGATAAATATTTTATAAAGGGAGATGTATTGAATGTATTAGAAGCGTGGGATATAATGGTTAAGAAGTTCGAGGTCGGAGAGAAAATTAGTCCAACTATCTTAATTAACGACGCATATAGGGACTATACTGAACAAGAATTTAATGATTTTCCTGATTGGAAAAAGGAATATATGACTAAGAACAGACCTTTAATTGAAAAATATAGTTCTCAATTTGAATCGTGGTATAATGAACATTCTAACCTTCTTCAGAAGAGAGAAATATATGGAAAATTGGAATGGCAAACTGGACCTATTAAAGCAAACGATACCATATTTAATCATTTTATACAAATTAGACAATCTGGTATACGAGTTAAATGGAGTCAATATTTTCCTACTCTGGTCGCTATTTCACAGATTCCTATTTACGGTAAAGAAAAAAGATATATTACACCGAGAGAATGTGCTCGTTTACAATCTTTTCCTGAAATATTTAAGTTATCTAATGACGATAAAAAAAGTTATAAACAAATGGGAAATAGTGTTAATGTAGATAATGTTTTTACAGTTATAAATTCTACGTTTAATAATTATTCTTCATGTATTTGAAATTGTGGTGAAGCGTTATGAATATTTCCTTTCCATCTTACTTCTACTCTATATTTTTTATCGTTACACGTTAGTCTAAAAAACAACTTGGCAGCTTCTCTTTCTTGACCTTTTGTATCATAATAATAAGGTAAATGTTCTTCAAAAGTTACATCTTTTGTGTCTGTTACTTTTACTAATTTAGTCAATTCGGTACCATCAAATTCATATATATCATAATTTACATTTGAACAATATAGTTTTTCTATCAAAAACTTTGATATCATTTCTTTGTTATTTTCGATTTCTTCTCTTAATTTATTCATATAAGGGTTTTCTTTGTTTTTCGGATAAAATAAAGCGTTCACTTTCTCTCTATCTAACTTATTAAACTTCGGAAAACCTTGCTCGATTAAATATTTTTTTCTTATTTCAGTTAATAATTTATCTGATTCTTCTCCCAATATTTTTTGGACACTATAATTCGATTTTGTAGCTGCTTTACTTTGTTTCACTGATAAACCTATAAATTCATTATTTTTTTGCTTTATATATATATCGCTTTTCGCTTCTAATTTACATAATCCATGATTCAATATATCTATTTCTGGATGTTTATTTATTTTACCTGATATATATATCTTGTCTATATTGTCTCGAGAGAAACATGGTATAGATTCGATACATGTTTTAAAATTTGTTATATAACTATCTATTATTTTTTGCTTTTTGCCTATGTCATTTACATACTCAGGGAAATCTTTTTCGCTATTAAATTTTAATATATCCTCATATGATGTTTTGTCTTTTATCACGCTTACTAAATTATTTTTTAATCCTGCGTAATTCATTATATTTCTATTTAATAATACTAATCCACAAATTAATTCCATACCATTATATTCTACTAACGCTCGGGTTGATATCATTTCTATTACTTATTTGTATATTTTTTTATAATTTTTATAATTTATATCAATTTTTTCTAATTAATATAAATTTTTTCTAATTTTTATTATTTAAAAACCAAAATATCACTTCTATTCTGTTCTTATAAGTATGTTTATCTCTTACATATTCCATATTTTTTATTAAAATAGGATTTTTATATTCTGGTCTTAATTTCTCAAATCTTAAACCTATTAATAATAATGGGACTATTTCAGGATGATAATAAATTTGTCTTTTGAATAATTCGTAAACTGTCGGATTATTAGTTAATCCCATCTTTCCGTATGAAATATTCTTAAATATTCTACATGGTATATATCCATTTTCTACTTGCCATTTTGTTTGAATAGATGGCGCTAATATTGAATTTTGGATTAATTTCATATTTTGTTCATAATCTACATTTGCGGAAAATCCACCTATTTGTTTATATTTAATATTTACTTTTTTACAAAATGTATTTACCTTTTCCCATTCATGTGTTGGTGTACCAATAAAAATTAGTTCGTAGTCTGAGTTAATTTTATTGTTTCTTACTTTTTCAATATTTATATCTATTTCTTCTGGTAATAAATCTGTTGCCCATGGAATATATAAACAATCATCCGTAAAATAACAACCATCGTGTTCTTCGATTCGTTTTCCTCCGTGTTTATTTATAACATCATGTGTGTAAACTTGTAAAGTGATTTTATTTTTTTTATCGATTAACCTATACTTATTATTATCACAATTATGCAACACATAATAACAATCTTTTCTTAAAGGTATATTTGTATCTACTTGTCCTTCAGTTAAAAAAAGAGTATTTTCAAAATTTATATTTGAAATGTCATCTGATTTATCTAACCATAAAGTTTTATATCCTAAATAATTAAATGCTTTATAAAAACTACCATGTATATAACTATGTGTATGGCTATGTAATTTGTGTCCCCAAATAACGATTTGACTTATTTTTTCCTGTATTAACATTATAATTTCATACTATATTTTTTTTATACTTTTTTTATACTTTTCTTCTAATTTTTTTACATAATTGTCAACAATATCTATTATCTTGTCTAACATTATAATAAATGTTATTAAACATGATGATAAAATTATAAAATCTATAAAGTATCTGAATAAAACATTGTATTCTGATATAATATTTATATTCGATATTATTTTTTTCATAATATCATTCATCATATTTGTTGTCATTAATGTATTATTATTTGTTACGAATAAATTAATTCTTGGTTGTTCCATTTTTCGTGTTTGTTTGTTATCTATTTAACGTGTACAACTGGTTTCAATTTTTTATTTTATTGATTTATTTAATTAAAAAAAATTGAAATACTTTTCC